TTATGAAAAAGTAGGCGCTGCAACTGCAATAAATATTTTAATAACTGTAGGTTTTAAGCCAATACATTTTGTTGGTGAAATAGTTACCGATGCCCCTGGCATGGCTACATTTAGTAGGGATCCAAATATTGCTACGGCAGTATCTTATATAACTGCATTTAATAATAATGGAATAAGTACAAATACTACCGATACTACATTTGGGGTTGGTGGAGCTTATACAAGTTCAGGGACTGTATTTAGGACATATTTATTTGGTGGCACATCAGGAGTAGGTGTAAATAAAGCTACTATTGGTTCAACTGCTGGAGAAGTAAATGAAGCAATTTTACCAATAGGCGGAAAATATTTATTAAGATTTGTTGCTGACGGTGCTTCTACAAGAACGATAATCCGTACAGCATTTTATGAGCAGGATTGGTAAATGGTAATTCAAGCAAGTTCTGTATCTATATATTGCCCTAAAATAACAGCTTCTGCTACAACCATAATTAACGGAAAATATATAGAAACTGTTCAAGAAAGAATCCAATTAATTACCAATAATTATTTTACCTCTGATGATTTATCTATACAATCTACAGCTATATTCAACGCAACGGCACGGGCCATAACATTAAATAGTTCTACAGAACACTGGGAAGATTATGGATTTCAAGCTAATGATGATTTTTTAATATATTCAAGTTATAGAAATGATTCTGTAAAAACAATAGAAAGTTTATTAGATAACGTATTAACAGTAACTTCTTCATGTTCTGTAGTAAAAGAAGATTTTAATAATTCTGAAGGACCAGTTATTTATTTTTCTGTAGTACAATGGCCACAATCAATAATTACTATTGCCGCAAAAATGATTTATTTTGATACGGATTTTAGAGATAAAAATGTTTCTGGTTTAAAATCAAGGAGTCTTGGTCCATTATCAGAATCATTCGGTTCAAGTGAAGTAGATGATTTATACGGATATCCACGGAAATTAATTGACGATTTATGTTTATATAGAATAGCGAGACTTATGTAATGGCATTAAAAGATTTATTGAACATCGTCAGCGGCGTGAGTGTAATTCGCACAATTAGTACGAATGATGGCATGGGCGGGTATACGACTACCTCTACAACTTCAATAATTCCTTTATGTGCTATTTGGGCTAATAGTAATGTTAATAGATTTATTTCTGATAAATATTTAAAAGATAGCACTCATCAATTGGTATACGAATGGGGAAGTTATACATTTGATACTTCAGCTTCTACTGATACGGTAATAGAAACTATTACATATAATGGAGAAACATATAAAAGAAAAGGATTTTCTGACGATGTAATGAATTTACATGAGATAGTTACACAAGCATTAGAGAGAATATCATAATGGTAAGAATAGATTTAAAACAGACTTGGAATGGACAAATAGTAAAAACTCAATGTAAAAAAGTTTCAAATAAAAGTGCATATGAAACTGGATTGATTGTAGAGGGATATGCAAAAGAATTGGCAGCAAGACGGTATGGATATTTAGCGGCATCATTTAATACACAATCGATAAGTGAAGGAACAGAATTAGATAATCCTAGTAAATACGCCAAAGAAAAAGTTCCTATTAATCATGATGTAAAAACATTTAGAAAAATTTCTAAGCCTAATATAGAAAGCGAGACGTTAGTTGGCACAGCCGTTGATTATTCGTGGTATCCAGAATTTGGAACTATTTACCAAGATGCTCAGCCAGCACTTAGGCCAGCATTAGAAATGGCAAAAGGAGAGGTTTTAGAAATTGTAAAAATAAATAGCAAGAAATATTTCTTAAATTATTTGATAGAACACGAACAATATTTACAGTCAAGAGGAAAATAAAATTACCCCATCGCAGTGTATTGGCTACATGCTTAATCAAACATCAGCAGTAACAAATATTTGTTCTACTAGAATCTATAACGGTTTAAGGCCTGATACTACTACAGTTCCTAGTATTAATTATTATGAAGTTCCTGGAGCGCAAAGAAAAAATGGTTTTGAACATATAGCGTATTCTATTAATTGTAGAGCGACAACGGCAGAAACTGCTTTAACATTGGCAAGAAAAGTTGATGAATTATTTAATGGTACTGATGGGAATGGGACTTATTCTGATTGGAACGGATTTGGAATAGCTAGGGCAAGTACAAGACAACGGCAGGGTCTAATTCCAGAACCTGATTCTGGTGTCTACAATGCTCCTATTGATGTTTATATAGTATTTAGCAAAAACGCAATTTCTTAAAGGAGAAATATGAAAAAGATTTTATGGTATTTTAAGCAATTATTTCCTTTAATTTATTATTCTACTTATGAACAAGATAATAAAAAATATTTTCATATTTGGAAAATGTGGTTTGGCAAATGTTTTAATCAAATTAAATTTGAAATTAAAGGAGAATAATTATGCCAGTTTATCAAAACAGCACAGTAACTGATGCTAGAATCGAAGTCGGGAACTATGCTATATATGTAGGAAGCGCTGGGGCTTCAGCTGCTGGAATAACATTAAATCTTGGATTAGGAATGGTAAAAAGTTTCGTGCATAACGCTGAAATGTTTACTTCGCAAGCAGGCAACGGAATTGATCCTATCCAGGGAGTTGCTAGAGAAACTTGCACGTTAGAAATTGATTTGATTGAATATGAAGGTTCTGCTTTTACGGCTTTAACTGGTGGGATGTGGACTGGGACTACAGGGTCAATTACTGTAGGCGGACAGGTAACTTCATTGGCAGGCAAAGGATTTAAATTAGTTAATACTAGGAAACTTGCAAATGGTTCTACTCAAACAACTACCTATGTAATTAACAAAGGTATCGCCGGTGGATTTACTATGACCCCTAAATCTGATAATGATGCTGACCCTGTAAACGTTTATTCGTTTAGCGTTATTTGTTATCAGTATGCAACTGCACAAACTGCACAAACAATATTTACTAAGACGGTGGCATAATGATAGTTAAAGATTTAGATGTTCTTAGGCCAGAATCTAAATTTGTTAAAATAGGGGATAAGGAAATTGATGTTTCCTTTATCCCTTGTGGGATCACTTTTGAAATTGAAAGTATTATGCGTGAATTATCTAATTATACTGAAGATATAATTAGAAGCGATTCAAGTAAAACTAAAGAAGCCTTTCAATTAACTATTAAATTATGTTCTACTTTCTGTGAACATAAATATCCAGAATTAGACGAACAATGGTTTATGGAAAATACCGATGCTGGACAAATACAGGCTTTCGCCACCGCTATTAAAGATGCTTTAGTAAAAGCATACAATGGAATCGAGGCTAACCCAAAAAACCGCCAGGCGCCCAAGAAGAAAACGTAATATATCTTGGGCGCTTATTTGTAGAAATGGGAATGATGTTTGCATGGGCTACTAAAGAATATTTATTGTGGGATATGACATTAGGGCAAATAGTTTTATATAGAAATAAAGCCATACAAATTAAAAATGGCGCCAATGAATCTGCTCCAGGATTAGTTAATAAATCTGCATCTGAATTAAGAAAATTGAGGGAAGATATGAAAGAGCAAATTAGATTGGCAGAAAATCCCACAAGTAATCCAGATAAAGAATTATTAAAAGCTAAATATGGGGATATAGAATAATGGCTATTGGCTATATTGGGGAAATGGTTGCGCGCATTACTGCTGATAATGCGTCGTTTGACCATTCTATTGATGCATCTCAAAAAAAGTTTTTAACATTATCACAAACAATAGCCAATAGTGGAATATCTATAGCCAATAGTTTCAAACAGATTAATGGTGAAGCCGCAGTATGGGGAAATTCTGTAGATTTAATAAAACAAAAGCAAGAATTATTAAAAAATGAAATATCGAATTTAATATCTCAAGGTGTTGATCCATTAGATGATTCTATAGAAAAATTACAAAATCAATATTATAAATTAGGTGATGAAGCGATAGCATTAGAAAAGAAACAAAAATCATTACAAACTAAATTAATGGAGATAAGTGATACAGCAATAAAAATAGGTAGAGGATTGACGTTAGGGGT